GACTGCACCCGCAGCCTGTCTTTATGCGTAGGCAGTCGGCCCCATCAGAGCCGCGCCCGCGCTTGCCGCTTCCGTTGCCGTCTTCACGGCGTCGGCCCGCTTCTTGGCGGTGTCCGCGGCTGTGTTCTCGATTTCCCCTTGCGCCTTCTGCATCGCCATTTGCGCCTGCTGCGCCTGCATGGCCTGCGCCTGCGGATCAGCAGCGCCGCCCATCTGGTCGATGATTTCCAGCATCTTGGCCTTGCGCTTCGGTGTCAGGTTCGGCGCCATCTCAACGGCCAGCTTGACAATCAGCAGCGGCATCTGAGCCATCAGCGGCAGAAGCTGCATGAACTCTGCGAACTGCTCGCCCTCCGGCGTCACAACGTCCGGCGCGTCCTCGATGATGATGTCCACGTCCATTTCTGCGACTGGGTTTTGAATGCCGAGGAAGCGCCCGTATTCGTCGAAAATCTGAGCATTCATCCCGACAAACTGCGGGGCTCCGTCATCGTCCGTGACGCGAATCCACTTTTCCGCGGTCCAGCTTTGCTGAATGCGGCGCCAGATCCGGCGATACACCCGCAGATCGAACTGGCGCAGGTTGTCCATCAAGCCGCCAAGCTCGACCATGCCGCCACGCTGCTGGGCCAGAATTGCCCGGCCGGACTGGTCCTGATCGGCTTTGCCCTGCAGCGCCGGGCTCGGACCCATGCGCTCAATCTCGCCCTTGGCCTCTTGCAGCAGCATTGCTTGGCCGCTGGCCAGATCGGAGGTGTTCAAGACCTCGAACGCGAAGCCGGGCTCGCGCTCGACCCATCCGTCTGGCTTGGCAAGCTCACGCTTGGCATCCGACACATCGGCCACCGCGCCACGCTCGGCGCTGACCTGGCGCATGGTCAGAAGGTGCAAAGCCTTCGACCGGCGCTTGTTTACCTCGTCCTGGCTGTCGATGATGTCGCGAACAACGCCGTAGCGGTTGTGCTCTCGATCGACATAGGCCGAAAGAAACTCAAACGGATGCTCCGACTTGCCGTCCTCATCCAGATCAGCGCCCGGCCCCTCGTTGAGCTTGACGCTGCCGCTGAACTCGCAGAAATGCCAGCCGTCAGCCTTGCGGTGCCAAAGCTGGACCACGCGGACACGCTGGCGACCGGGGTCCGCCCACAGCGTATGCTTGGGGCTGTCGTCATAGGTCTCGGTCGCGCTGACGTTCTTGACCAGATCGGTCAGGCTGTCGCGGTATTCCTCGCCGTATTGCGCCACGGCGTCTTCCAGATCCTGCCAGATGACAAGGCCCAGATAGTTGGCGTCTGAATAATCAACCTTGCGGCTGTGCGGGTCAGCGAAGAAGCGGTCGAAGTCTACCGGCTCGATGTCGATCTCCGGGCCATCCCGGCCGTCAACCACCATAACCTGCACGCCGGCCACGCCCTCGACCAGGACTTGACGCCATGTCGCCGACCGGCTGACATCGTAATTGGCATTCTCGACCACATAGCGCAGGCCGTCCGTCGCCGCCTCAGCCGCTTCCGCGTCCGACATGGGGTTTCGCGGGTACGCCTTGGGGTCCGACCGCTGCTGCTTCTCCAGCCCGGTCAGGTAGTTCACGACGCCCTTAATCAGATTGACCACGACGGGCGGCTGTCCACGATCAGCCAGCGCCTTACGCTCCTGCGCCGTAAGCTGCTTGCCGTCGTAATAGTCCCGGTCGCGCTCGGCATTCTGGCGCGCGGTCTGCGACGCCTCCTCGGCAGCGAGGAACATCTGCTGATAGCGGGTTACATCGTCTTCCATGATGACCCTTCCTCTTTGCGGAATGCGCTCTTGTAGCGGTCACGCTCGACAGGCCCGGTCGGGGCCTTTGGCATCAGAATTTGGCAATTGACCGCGTATTCACCGAACGCATCCGCGCCGTGGCTGTTTTCATCGTGAAGCGGGCCGGTATAGGTTCCCGTCGCCTGATTGAGTCGGCGCCGGTAATTGCGCAGGCGCTTGATGCCCTGGCGCGTCGTGTCTTCATTGAAGCTGACCAGGGGCAGCAATTGCCGGGTTGCGTTGATCCGCTCTTCCGGCTTCTGCGGGACACCGATCCGAATCCCGGTCATGCCCAGCCCAAGCAGCGTCTGATAGCGTGAGCGAGCGCCAGCGCCCCATTCGCGGACCTTCACGTCATGCGGCATGAAGTGCTCAGCGTAGCGATACGGCTTTGACCTCAGCCCGTGCTCTACAATGAGCTCGGCGCCATCTCCGCTGGTCTCGTAGTAGTCGATCGCCCGAACGTTCTGGCCGTTGCGCTGGAAAAACCAGATCGCGGTATAGTCAGCCACGCCAATGTCCCAGCCGGTCGAGACAGGCAGCGCCGGGTCGTATGGGAAATCACCGATCCGATCACCCGCCTCGGCAAGCTGCCGGGCGTAATAGCTGCCCTCAGTGATGACGTTGTATTCACCGCCCCAAACGTGCGCGGCCTTTTCCGGGTCGGCCTTGTAGTCAGCCTCCAGGTCAGCGCGCAGGACTTGCGGGAACCAAGGGTTGTCATTCCAATTGACCTTGACCGCGATGGCATCCGACCGGCCCTGCTGCCGGAAAAACACGTCAACCGGGTCGTCTTCACTCTCCGGGTTCCATGAGAACCAAATCTCGGAGCCTTCTTTACGAATCGTCGGCCGCAACAGGTCCAGCGAGCGCTGCGAAAGGCTTTGCGCTTCCTCGACCCAAGCCACGTCATAGCCTTCAAGCGACTTGATCGAGTCGGCGTTGAAATGCTGCATCCCGCGAAAGATGATCAGCGAGCCATTCTTGCCGCGGATCTCCGTGTCGATAATCTCGAAAAATTCCATCAAACCCAGCTTGGCGATCTTGTCGGCCAGGAGCTGCTTGACGGATTCCTTGATGGTGTTCTGCACCTCACGGATACAGACGGCCCGCGTCGGCTCAGCGTAGCAACGCTCCACCAAAAGCTCGGCCATGAAGTGCGACTTGCCAGACCCGCGCCCGCCGTATGCGCCCTTGTAGCGCCTGGCATCCAACAGTGGGACAAAAGCCCTAGCTGTCGGGATTTGAAGGATCGACAACGGTTCTCTGGATGATCTGGTGACGCATCGACATCGGGTTGTCTGGGTCGCCTGAGTGCTCAATTGCCTTCAAATCTGGCAAGGTCTTGGAAAGCAAGGTTTTTGCAGCGCTGACTTGTGCCGGCGTTGCCTCTACCTCACCCATAGCAATCTTATGCATCCGGTTGATCAGTTGCGAGGACTGTATCTTGGCCCTTACCTCGTCTTGATGCTGGGGCCTGATGCGGGCTGCCATTAGCTCAACCTCGGATATTCGCGCGTCGGGTTTTCGGCGTTCACGGTGATCAGCAATTCCTTGACCGAACCGGCGGCGGTGGTGATGCGGTGTTCAATCCATCCGTCACGGGCGCCCGAAATCGTCAGGCTCGCGGTGGTCGTGGTGTTGCTGGCCGACGAGACAGACGGGCCGCTTGTTTCATTCGTGACGCTGGAGATCGTGTCGCTGCCCAGCCAGTCAGACCAGTCAACGGTAAAGGGGAGCGTTTCGTTTTCGCTCATACGGACAAAAGCGCCGGCGCCACGCTTGCGGATGCCGCGGCAACTCAGCCGGCCGTTCTCCAGCACCTTGACGAAACGGTCAGTCATCGGCTCTGCCTTCACCCCGCTCGAACTCGACTTCCAGATGAGCCGCGCCGTCTGCCTCGATCCAGGCTGCGGCACCAATAGCGCCGGACGCCTTGGCGCGGTCCAACATGGCGCCGAGCATTTCGACNNGCTTTCGGGCAGGGTTGGCTTAGTCATGCTCTGGCCTTTGCAAAGGGCTTCCCGGCTCACGGTCCTGAGCCAAAATAAGCCTCTAGGGCTTGCGGTGCGTTGTTGACCGGGCCGGGAATGGCTTTGGGCCATCGACCACAAGCGCCAGAGGGGAAGCGCAAGCAGGAGGCCCAAACAGAAACGGCGCGAACCCGAAGGCCGCGCCGGTCACAGTGATTTCACTCTAGCGAAATATGCCTCGGAATTGCGGGGTCGTCAATGCGTAGTGTTGAGACAATCACGACGCACAAGATGCGGTGTCATGCCGCCCTGCCCTTCCGCCGCGGCAGGTGGTCGATCTTCAAGACCGGCTCCGCGTCAAGCTGGCGCTGCCAAGGCTCATATCTTGCCACCGCGTCCAGCCCGGCGATGACGCTTTGCTGCACGGTCGAGTGATGACGGCCCGACTGGCTGGCGCGCTGGTTGAAGCTGACACCGATCGCGCAACAGGCGTCGAGATCGAAGAAGCGGGTTAGGGTCATGCCCTGCCCGTCGATCTGGATGCGGACGCGCTCATGGTTGGCGTCCAGACGCCGGACAAGCGCTTCCTCGCCTCCCCCGCCTGACCCCTGCACCCGGTCCACAATCTCGCAGGTATGCGCACCGGACGATGCGACATGATGCAGGCGAGCCCACAGCCGCGCGGCCCGGTATCGCCGGCCGGTCTCAGCCTCATCCTTGCCCAGCGTTCCCCGCAGCCGCATTTTCTCGATAGGGTTGCTGGTGTCGAACAAGGCGAAGCGCGGCGCTTCCTTTGGGCCGCTGACCAGCACGCGGGCGTTCAGGTTCTGGCGATGCCCGTCCCGGCCCGGCTCGAAACTCTGGCGCAATTCATCGGAGGTGTAGCCCATGCGTGTTCTGGTCATGCTGCGTGCTCCTGTCTGTATCCAAACTCTGCCAGCACATTGGCCGGCGCCAGGCATCCAGGCTGGCCTGGTGACGGACCATCTG